TCGACGGGTCGTAAACAACCGTATTAAAATCAATCAGACAAGCCAAATCGCCACCACCAAACACCGCCGCCTTGTCGGTTGTGCGCTCCAGTATTAGTTTTTGGTTGCCGCCCTTGCTTTCGTTGTAAAAATCAGGGCGCAATGAGTAGGTGTACCAACTGCGTATTTCCGGTTCTTCCAATAGCAGCCCTTCCAGACTGTAACCAATTTGGCAAAAGCCCTGCTTCAATAGGTAAACAAAACTTACAAACGGGCGCAAATCCTCCAAAAAAACACCGCGCAATGGCGTAGGGTCATCAAATTGTATCGGCTTAGTCTGGTCAACCCATCCGCCATAATCAGCCGGAATCCAGCGAACAGGCGTTTCGCCTTCGGTGTAAATTGGGTTATCACCGCCCCATTCTACGTTTGCAAGCGAAAGCGTAGCGTCCGGCACTACAATGTCAGACAATTTTAACGCCGCCGCTTTTGATGCCCAGTGACGCTCTGACCTTCGAAACTCCAAAACAAATGACCCGCTTTCTCGCTTGCGGAAATAAATCCGGTCAAATGGCTGTTCATGCGCACCCTCATACAAGCGACATTCAAGATAACGCGTTGTGTTGTCAAGGATGGCCATACTGTCGAATATTGCTAATAATATCCGGTTATGCGCTGTTGCTGGCACGTTGAAAGGCAAAGCCGAATCTAACAGCAATTCGTTAACGTCGGTCAACCCTTCGGCATCCTTGTAATAGCGCAGCGAAAAACCATCCGGCAATTCAAGTGCCGACCATTCAACACCAAGCGCAGCCCGTGCTTGCGGTGTTGCCTTGACTATGATCTTTGTCGCCATTATATCGCTGTTATTGGTGGTTCAATTCCTGCCTGTGTAGGCACGTCGTAACTGCCTGTAATGGTCAGGATTAGTTGACCGTTGGCCGTGAATACCTGAACATTGCCGCTTTCAACTATGATCTTTTGGGCGACAAAACCACCGTCAGTAGATGGAACACGCACCCAGTGTTGCGGCGCGGCCTTCATATCGGCGAAGTAGTCGCGCATCGCCTTTGTATCGCTGGCAATAGCAGCCCATGTTTGCGCTTGTGTCGCTTGCATACCTGATACCGTACGGCCTCCATATTTGGCGCGTGTGATCGCATCTGTGCCGCACTGAATATCTTTAAGCACCTCAATAAACTGCGTTGAAACCTGACCATCTTCAAGCGTTACAGGCATGGTGCAAATCCCGCCTGTGGATGAAAGGAAATAAATGTCAGTGTTGCAGCACCCGCAAGCATCGCCGACAATGTACCGCATTGATTCCATCGCCCCGGCTGCTGCTGTTGTGCCGTCGCCATAGTAGGCCGTTACGTCGTAGTAGGCCACGTTGTCAATGTTCACCGAAAATTCATCCGTTAGGAAAGCGGGTGAAACATTGAAACACTCTACCTGCCATAATTCACCACGCGCCCGGATGTGGGTGTAATTGGTCAATACCCCCGCTTTGTTTGTCACGCTGAAACGCAAATGGATATGCGTATGACCACCCGTTGACTTGTTGAAAATACCCCACAGCCACGCGAAACTATCTGAAAAGATAGTCATTGTACCCGGTTGCGTTGTCAACCATTTAGGCAGTGTTTGGCCGGACGGCAAACCGTCAACTGACTGCTCAATATACCGCCTAACCCCGGCAATATCGGCGCGTTTGTAGGCCGCGTTCAATACAATAACCGGGTCGCTGTCGTAAGTGTTCCCCGCTACTGGTTGGCAATCCACACGCCAAACCGAACCGTATCGCAGCACAAAAGCCCGTGCCGCATTGTTCCCTGCGGGTATGAACGACTGCGCATCTAAATCCGGCATGGGAGTAAAAACATAATTACGGGCAAGCGGCATATAATCCACCGAAACGGCTGGAACTGTCGAACAATCGGCAACCGGATTAAACGCTTTTTCGGCATCAACCGGAATATATCCGGCGGTATCGTCAAGCATAAGCAGTTGCGCAGTCATCTTGTAGCCTTCAACTTTTTCAGGCGTTGTGCCGTTTGTTACCGTAACCGTCGCCCCCGCTCCTGTCAATGGCGCAAAGTCCATAGACGCGCCGCCAAAGTTAGTTTGCGGCCCGCATGAATCCCATGTAATCGTAACCGTCGCCCCTGATACGCCAACGCTGACCGCCCGGCGAAAGAACAGATTAGACTTCACCATATTGGCGAAGTATTCAGCCGTTTTCCCTGCAATCGCAGAAACGCGGAAATACGACGCGCCAAAGTTTGGCGACCCCGCGCCTAATACCTGTAAGGCTTGCCCCCACATTGTGAAGTCAGGTGTTCCAGGTGTCGGCATTGACGATGGGAATGTAACGACAACGGTGGCCTGTGTTCCTGTTACGGTGAACACATCACCCGTGTCTGGTTGCAATTCCCATTTCATGCAGTCCGAAACCGGGATGTGGTCGGTCGTTGGTGCGGTAATTATGTTTATAGCCATTTTTTTACTTTTTAAAGCGCCCTTTTTTCTTGCATTTCGGCCTCGCGCTCCCTTAGCCTGTTTGCACTGTCAAGACCTGTTACAACACCGTCTTTAACCTTTTGCCCGGCCGTTTCAGCAACGCGCGCCGCGACTACATTTGCAAACATTTCAATGTTTTCGTCACTCATTGAAACATCAATGGCCTGTCTGCCTTGCGCTGCTGTTTGGCCCGGTAAAACTCGCTGTGGTATCGTTCCAAATCCAGCACCCGGCGTAGTGTCGGCAAAGAATGATACACCCCCGCGCCGTACGTTTTCATCTGACAGGGCTGCAATGCTTTGTTTGTCGTTCTTTTTCAGGACAAACAACTGCTCGCCCCCTTCTACCTCGAATTGCGTGCCGTCTGAAAGCGAACCCTGCACCCCTCCTCCTGCGTGTGATGGCCCTGAAACGGGTATCACCTTACCACCTTTTGCGAACTGCTGCTTGCGAATTACTGCTACCTGTGCCAATCCGCTTGCAAGTGAAGCCGCTGCAAGTATGGCGTTGAATGGTGGTGGTGCGCCTGTCAATGCCTTAGTGACTGCCAATGCCGTGTTTATCAATGCTTCTTTGATGGCTAACTCCTTTCGCTTTCTTGCGGCCTCCGCCTCTAATGCTAACCGTTTCTTGTCGCTGTCTGCCTTAATCGCATCAATAGCCGTTTGGTCGTTGCCTGCTGCCTTTATTCGCGCCTCGGTTTGAGCGTCAAGTGCTGACAACTGCTGTTCTAACTGCTGGTCTATCTCGTTTTGTCGAATAGAAAAAAGTGCCGCGCTTGTTTCCTCTGCAATGCTTATTGAAGCGTCGCGCAAAGCCTCTTTGATTTCAATGCTGCGTTTGGCGGCATCTTCTTCGGTTTTTAAACCTTCGGCTATGCGCTGGCTTTCTGTTTGCGCCGCCACATCCCCACTAAAGTCACTGATAGCCGCGCCTGTTTCTGTTTGTAGTTTTACGGTTGCGGTTAGCGCCTGTTCATCCAACAGCCTTTGCGCTTCTGTCAGTGCCGTTTCAAGGTCTTGCTTTGTCGGCAAAAAGTCAATGGGCGCACGGTCGCCATAACCGCCTGATTTAAGAAATTCAGCCTTTGTTTGCGCATCTTCCAAAGCGTCCGATACCGCCTTTATTTCTTTGGCGCGTTCGGGCCATTCAGACTGTGGCGCTCGTTCAAATTCATCATTTAGTTTGCTTAGTCGCTTTTGCAGGTATTCGATTGAATCAGAAGCAGCCTTAACCTCATCACTCAATTTTTTACCGCCACCGCCGCCGCTTGTGCCGCCTACTGACTTACTGCCATTCAGCGTAGCGTCTAATTCTGCTGCTGTCTTACCGTACACGCGAAGCGATGTAGCGTCTGCTTCTTTATTCAGTTTTTCGATTTCGTTGTTAATAATGGCTATCGACTTGCGCACACCTTCAACACCTGCTCCAGCAAGTTGGCCGCGTGTTGGCCTGTTGGATAATTCCCCTGCCTCATTTCGTGCAAAACCCACCGTTTGCCCTGCATTTCCGCTTTGCTCTACCTGCTTTTGTTCAATGAGCGCCTTTGTTAAGTCCCTTTCTGCTGCAATCCGGCGCTTTATCAGTGCTTCGCGTTCCTCGGCTGTCGCCTGTAAGAATATGCGCTGCTCAAATAGCCTATTTCCAGCCTCTAAGGTTTTAGCCAGATCAATCTGCCCGTTTTTGTCATCATTGACAAACTTCAAATAATCCGGGTATTCGCGCTTGAGCGTCGCTATTACCTCGTTTCTTGCGCTTTCCTCTGTGTTTGTATCTTGCAGCACACCAATAAGCGCATTGAATTGCACTTGCTGGTTTCTGATTTCCTCTGATACGGGTGTGCTTAGCAGGTCATTTGCTGCCGAAACAAGACTACCAAACAGATCAACAACACCTTTCAGCACACCGCCACCGCTTCCAATGGTTGAAAAAAGTTGAGCAAAGTTGTCAAGCAGATTAGATATTGACCCGTCGAGCGTCTTTGCAACGGCTGACGCTGCGCCCTGAATACCGGGCAACTTGCCCAAACTTAACAGGTATGCTTTTACCGCTTCATCACTGCGTTCCAGTACCGTAGTTTGCCCCCTGAACGTCGCTTTTAAATTATCGCCTTCTTTCCTGACTACGATGCCAAATTCTTTAAGGCGCTCAAACTCGAATGTTTGCGCGTCTAATATTGCCTCAATGAACTGGTTTATATTTTTGCCTGATGCACTGGAAATGTCGCCCAATGTTCGCAGGTCGTTGATAGTCGGATTGAAATTGCGCTGCTCCAACTTCACAAAGCCGTTTGCCACCTCTGCCAACTGAAACGGCGTTTCTTTCGCAAACTCCTGAATCTCGCTGAATAGTAGTTTTGCCTTTGCCGTACTACCCACCGCGTTATCCAGCACGGCAAACAGTTTTTCATACTCCCGCGTATTGCTCACAATAGAATCAATGCCGAACGCAATACCAAGCCCACCAAGCACCCGCGAAAGCCCTGCGACGGCTGATTTATAATTTCCCACATTACCAGTAAACCGCCCGATTGACTGCTCTATGCCGTCAATTTCCGACTTAACACTTTTCGCGTTACGGATTAGCGCCTTACCAAACGACCCTTTACGCTCTGCCTCGGATAATTGCGCTATTTGTGCGGATAACTTGCTATACTCATTGCGAAGTCCTATCAGGCTATCCTTTGGCGCTTTCATGGCTTCCATGTCGCGGTTGAACTGTCGCTGTTCTTTTGCGAGTTTGGAAACCTCATCTTTGGCCCGGCCAACTTCACCCGTCAGGCGCTTGTATTCATCCGACCCGTCCTTAGTCTTGCGAAGTTCAGCAGACAGGCGGCGCACTTGCTCCCTTGCGTCGGTAAGTTGTGCGTTTAAGCCTCTGTCCTTCGCTTCGAGGACGTAGAGTATTTTTTGTTCCATGATTCTAATTTGATAAATTGCTACCCTTTAACCCTTATATTCCGTTTATAGTAAGTCAGTTTCTTTATCAAATGCCCCGCTGCTTTTCTCCCCTCTGAACATCCATTCCTTCTTTCATCAAGTTGTATTTCCAAAACTTTTATACAGCACCCAACAAAGAATTTTTTAATAACTGGTCGAAAAACTTCGGCGATGTCTTTCACTTTTTCAAAAAGGCCAACAATATCAAAATTCCATTTATCCCTATTTGAATATGGGTTTCTGAAATCAAGGAATAACTTTTGCGATTCAAAAAAATCCTTCATTATCGAAAACTCAAATTCTAACACACCAATGCCTAAGGCTGCATTTAAAATTTCCGCATTTTCATCACTGCAAACCTTTATTGGTATTCTTCCGTTTAGCGCAGCCTCCTGATCTTCCCATCTTTTGAAATCATCATCCGTTGGCGGTATGTTTGATAACCCGGGCTGATATGCGTAATACTCTGACGATGTCAGCAGTCGTTCGTTTTCGCTCATTTGTTGTTATGTTTTAAAACCGCAGGGGCAACGTCAATTCAATGCGCCACCCCGTGCGGATGTGATTGGTTATATTGCAAACGTCACAACCTCAACGGTGTCCGTTTTGTAACGCTGGTTAATCAACACTTCGACATAATCGTCAAACAGGCCCGGCGCTTTCTCCCTAATCTTTGCCATACCTTTTGCAAAGCCCTCCTGCAAAAAACCCGTGCGCTTACCATTGCGCGAAAACCTTGCACTGGATTTTGTTGGCATCCCTTCGCGCTTGTGCTTTGCGCGTGTTGCCCATGCCGCCCGTGTCGCTTCTTTTTCGGGTAGCCCACGCTTGCGGAAAAAGTCAACCATTACGCTGATCGGATAGCGCACTTTGCCCGGTGCAACACCGTAATTCAGGTATATTGCATAATCCGGCCCGTAAATCTTCGCTTCTGCCTCATTGTCCGAACCTGTTACCTCATAGCCTATATTTTTCGCAAGACTTCCCGTAAGCCTATGCCCTTGCACGTCGGCTGCTTCAATCAGTTCAGCCGTTAGCGTACTGGCAAGTTCGGTTACTACGTCTTTGGCGGTCATAGCGTTATTGGCAGCATCCAGCCGCGTTAAATTCCAGGTCTTGAATGTCGGTGCGTAGTTGCGCCGTAACACACGATTCAACAGGCAAGCGGATAACCGCGCCCGTTCCATGAAGTCCGGCGGCGTTGTGGCTTACCCTGATGAATGAAATATCTTTGTTTAGGCTGGAAATTGCCGCGCCTATTGGCTTTTGTACCGCGTCGGCTGCCATGCCCTTAACCGCGTCGTTTCGGCTTATAAGAATGGATTTATCCGCGTCCTGCCACAAATCAACCTCGGTTAACTTTTGCAGGATAAAGTTTAAAATGGCCTCGGTATCGCGTTCGATTTCGCGCACTGATCGCCCTTTGCAGCCAGAGCAGTCGCCACCGCAATTATTGGCCTCGTATCGGTCTATTATGTCAATCTGTATTTCTACGATCTTGCTACCTGATGCAAGGCTACTGCGTTCAGTGATAGAAGTTTCGGTAATAAACACCGCCGGAAATTCGCGGTAATCTGTTGCGAGCATAGGCCCGTTTGCCCCTGCGCGCTCAAATGCCGTTGAATAGAAATAAGGCTTGCGGCCCTTCACTTCATCCGGCACGGCCCCAAAGTTTGCGGCTTTGGCTTCATCAACTGGATTTATTGCAACAAGCCGAAACGCCTTTGGTGTTTGGCATGAACTACCACCGTGCGGATAGCGCCGGATGGTATTTATAATGTAGGCTGCGTATAGTTCTAAGGTCATGCCATTGCGTTCTTTAAACTGTAATACTCAATTAGGTTTCCGATGGGTGTAAGGTAAACACTGTGAAGCGGTGAATATCCGGGTAGCGTAAACGCTCCTGTGCTTACCGCGTCCGGCACTATCCACCAAGGGCCGATTCTTTGCGCGATTTGGCGCGAATGATCTGCCGCCTTTGCCTTCGCGTCTGCTTTGGCGCTCGCATCGAGCGAACCTCCAAGATAATCGTAAGCAGGTGGTGGATTAAAGAACCAAGCGTTTCTTGTATTCGCTTGTAGCCTGTCTTCGTTTCGCTTAAAAAAAAAGCAACATCAAGGGCGACGGTTGCCGTGGCTTTCATCATTAAGGCCGCGCGTTCATTGATAAAGTCGTGCCGTTGCATGGCATCGAGTGGTAGCGTTTCGCCCGGCTTTCGGAGCAGCACAGCCAAAAGTGTAGCGTATTTGGTCGCTATGGCGTTTGTTGCTGCCACAAGGCTTTCAGTCGTTGCTGATTCGGTATAAATCGCTTGCTGCGCTGTGTATATTTGTTCTGCAACTATTTGCGCCTCACTTACACAAAGATGCTCAAGCACTGTTACAGGCGCTTCATCCGGCCTTAGCCCCGTTGGAATTACAAATATTTCACCGCCAATCGTAACGTATCGCTGCGTATCGTCTGCATTGTACACCTTCGGCACATATCCGCCTATGACGTTTGCCATGTGCATCCACATTTTGCCAACTACGTCGGCGCTATACTGTTGGATTTCCGTTTCTGGAATATTGAGCAGCCACGCAAACACGCGACACCAAACAACAAAATCAGATTCACCACGCGCCGCACCCATTTCACGCTCAACAGTAAGCCCGACAAAATCGGCCACCGTCATTTCAGCGAGTGAAGACGGGAGCGCAAATTGTCGGGCTATGTTGCCGCGTTGGTCTTTGACGATAAAGTCAATCATTCGGCTGTGTCGTTTGGTCTGTTTCTGGTTCGTTTTCACCCTCCGCAGCAAGTTTTTTTTTGGTTGGCGGGTTCCATTCTGCCCCCCTGTTTCTGCCTCGCTTTTTAGGCTCTGATGGCTCAACAAACACGGCTGTAACATCTTCGCCGTTTGTTTCATCTTCATTGCGCAAATCGCTGTATGGCAATTCCTTGGCGTTAGATTTCCGAATTTCAGCCATTTTCTGCTCGAAAGTCAGACCCGTAAACGGCTCATCGCCCCTTGCATCGAAATTGATAGAGCGTTTCAGGTCGTTTAGTCCGCTAACCTTGCGAGGATGCAGGTTGGCGTAAAGGCTTGCTGCTGTTGTCGTGAGGCCATGTGTAGGCCCGTAAATAGCGCGCAGCGACTTGTATAATTCGCCGCACTGCTCAACTATGGACTGCATTTGAATTGCTTTTGATTCATATTTCTTGATTCTGATTTATTAGTATGCGCCACCGAATGAACGGCGAACGCCTGTTTTTGCTGGTTGCAATGAAAATACCGCCCTCATACTTAGCGCATCTGCAATGTTTGGACTTCGACCAAGTATTTTTTTGATGTCATCCTTTTTCATAATCGCAAGCGGTTTATCCTCCGAATCGCTGGCTTTTCTGATTGATAGTAGTTCTTCCTCAATCATACCCTGTTCAATCGAAGACTTTATTCTGATCGCTATTTTACCATCCCGAAACTGACCTGAAAGCCAATAGAAGCATTGCGCCCTCAAATTCAAATACCCCGACTTTCGCTGCAACTTCTTTTGTATTTCGGTTTTAGGCTCATCCTCTTTTATTGCTGCTGCTGACCCGTGAAACGGAATAGATGAAGCCAAAAAACCTGAAAGGAACCCGCCTATGCCCGTCGCATCAAAGCATATATTTGACCCAACAATCCCGTTTTCACGCGCTACTGAAATGATCTTTTCAAGCAACTGCCTCCCGTTTAATTTCTTAATCATGATTATTTTTTCCACAATCATATCATCCCAAATAATCATGCACATATCATCTTCGCCTTCGAGCGACGGGTCAACCGTCATATACCTTTTGCCACCTTTTACAAACTCATTTCTGAACGAGTCGTAAATTACGTTTGGCGTGAAAAGTGAAAGTTCGCTGTTCGGGTCGCCCCATTCACCAAGCCCGTATATTTCGTACTCCTCCGGAGCGGCTGTCCTAAGCGCCTCGTAAACCTCTTTTTCCCCATCCGGCAAATAGTTGTTGTCTATGTATGTTGTTTTCAGGCGGTGTGTAGTCCAGTGCGTTTCTGCGAATAACTTTTTGTAAACCCAACTATGCTTTGTAATCGGGTTAAAAGTCAGGTGCATTTGGTTTACAACGCCGGGGTATCTAATACGCCTGTTCAATTCCGTAAAATCCGAAAAGTGTATCAGGCCCTTTTTACCGACTGGCTCCTCAATCCAAATATCTGTCGGCCCCTGAATGGACATCAACTTTTCAACGTCATCAAGCCCGGCTGATAGTAGTTCGTTGTCGTTTATCTTGCAACGAATGTCCATATCCTGCTCCTTCACCGTGAAATACTCTGACAGCCTGTAATCTCGAATCAGGTCTTTGAATAACTTAAACTGGCTGTCCCTGATTTGCTCCCTGAATTTCCGGCAAAATATAACCCTACAATACGGCTGTGTCAGGCACTTTATTAGCAGTTCTGTCCCCTTGAAATACGACTTCCCAGAGCCAGAACCACCGTACAAAATCAAAATCCTGTCTTGTGGCGGCTTGTATGCCCCGTTTTCATCCGCGTATTCTTTCAGGTAAGCGTCGTTGACAACAAAACACAAAAGCCCGTGCGCTCTTAACTTAAATAGCGCCTCGGTATGCTTTGCGTACTTCGACGCTGGTAGCATCACACATCGCAACTGCTTTTTACTACTCATTATCGCCTACATTCAGGCCCGGCAATAGTTTGTCAAGTAGTTTCCTTTCATCACTGTTAAGCCCTGTTGAAACAACTTTGATAGGGCCACCATCTTCGCCTGTCACGCTTATGTTTTGGTTTGGCTTCCCGTATGCGTATTCAAATAGCAATTTAGCCGCCGCCGTGTCGCCCTTCTTTGATCGCTCTATCAACTTGTCAATGATTGAGCGCATTTCAGAAGCCTCAATAGCACCGCCTTCGCTTCCAAGTACATCGCCTAACAACTCTTTAAGGGGCGGCAAACTTTTGCTTCTGCCACCCTGACCCGGATATTTATGCCCCGTCAATAGCCTTCCACCATTGCGCCCCGGCCTGTCTGCTTTCTTTAAATCATTTTCGCCCATTTCACGGTGTTTTTACGGTGTTCAAAATAAAAAACGGCGGCAAACAATCGTCAGCCGCCGCAATAACAATCTCAAACTTTTGTACTTCATTTCTTGCGAAAACAAAAGTACACTGTTTTTTTATTGTGTTCAATAAGTTTTTACACTTTTTATGTACTTACTTCAAAAACACGTCATTTTAGCCGATGGAGTACCTTTTCTTGTTGGCTCATGCTTTAGTCTTTTATTCGGATGAGTTTTGGTTTATTCGTTTCACTGTCTAAGTTTTCAGGAACTTCAACTGATGCGGTGTAAACTTGATCATATGGCATTCCGGCCAGTTTGTCGTATGTTATCATTATGTTGTCCATAGTCACAACAAACATTTTCAACAGGTCATTTATAGGCACTTTATCAATGGCCCTGCGTATTGCTTCGCGTATTAGCACTTCCTCTGGAGTGTTGCTTTTTTGAAGCGTCCTGACGATGCCTTTATATTTTTTGGTCTTGTTTTTCATGTTTTAAAGTTCTTTTTTGTCCAACAAAGATAACCCTAAATGGTGGTAAAAATGCTCGCGCATGGCCTCCCATAATGCACCGTTTCTTCCCCTGTTATCGTCTTGATCGCGGATGTATGCGATATGGATGGCCGTTGTGATATTGTGTATTGGGTTTGTGTTTTGGTTTCCAAATTCCGACTTCATTAGGAAATATTCAAGATGCGCAAGTTGCTTAATCCATTGCGCGTAAACTAAGGCAGGTTCATTGTTGTCCTTAGTCAATATCTGTTGCGCCCGGTACATTATCTCGGTTTGTACGGCTTGCAGGTAGTGTTCGGTGGTGTAGGTCATTTCGTTTCCTCGTTTAAATTAACTTTTCCTAAAAATACGGCCCGTAAGCATACGGCCGTAAAATACACCTGATACGCAAGTGCTGGCATGAATATCCAAAGCCACCCGATACTTGCGCCAAACCATAGTTATAGGCAATAGGGCAGACGTTCTTCGTTTCAACATTTGTGGAAGAAAAAAAAAGAAAAAAAGCCCACCGCACTTTTAGAAAATTGATAATTGAGTTGTATTTGTTTCATAGTTTTTTACTGCTTTAGTATAATAATCTTTGTCAATTTCACATCCCACAAAATCAACTTTAAAATAATGTGCTGCTATTGCACTATTTCCACTTCCTAAATGTGTATCAAGTATTTTCATTCCTTCCTCTGCATAGTTGCTTAAAAGCCAGTTATACAATTTTATTGGCTTTTGGGTTGGGTGTATCTTATTTCCATCTTTAGGGGTTGGCATCTTCTTTATTTTGGCCAACTTATCAAATGAAGTCCAAGCAAGTTCGGCCATTGCAAGGCTAAAATCTTCGCTTATTAATTTGTCCCATACAATAAAGCATCTTGTTGGTGGCAAAGGGAAGTAATTGCCACCCCACACAATTTGATTTTTAGATACTCTGAAAAGTTGTTCCCAATATTCAGGAGTTGGCACTTTATCCCAGTCCTTTTCCACCACTTCGTTAAAGTTCATTTTGCCAGTTTTACCGCCTTTAAATTTTTCACCAATTCCATAAGGTGGGTCAACTATGGCTAAGTCAAACTCATTATCAGCACAAGTTTTCATAAACTCAATACAATCAATATTTAATAATTTTATTGCCATCCCTCTTTTTTTCTTTTTTTTCTTTAGTGCTTCGATTAAACATTCTGCTAAAAATCCCTACTGCCTATAACAGCGGTTTTGTGCTATTTGCCCCATAAACATTTGTCTATAATTGAAACATTGTGCAAGGGGCAAACAGACACAAAGCCGCAAAACGTTAGCCGCAATGAGAAAAAAGAGACATCGGACGTTGATGAACCTTTGCCGACTTATTCAAATTGCAAAAGAACTGTTCTATAATTTTGACCGTCCAACCGTTACCTAACATTTTATAACGCTGAGTATCAGACACAAATTTAGTATAATTATCGGGAACGGTTTGTAGCCTTTCACATTCTAAGGCTGTCATTCTTCGCCAATTATCCTTACTTGCGTCACAATGAATTTTAGGAGCATTTGAACTGCCTATACCATTGCCTGTTAATCCAATCCCTGCGGACAAAGTTTTGCTTTTACCGTAGCAAGAATAGATGTAACCATTTTGACCGTTCTTAGGGTAGATATTCCTTAACGGCATTGGTTTGTCCGACAACGGTTTAAAATCTTCGTTTACAGTCTCTAAAATATCCCTCAAATATACCTTTGATACTGAGGGGGTACTAAATTTTAAATTTGTCCAGTAAAGCCGTTCCCTATTTTGCGCTGATACCAAAGATGAATTTATTTTAATCGGCTCACATTCCAAAATATCGGAAATTAAATCTTGATAAGCCTTTTTCATAAACACATTTTCGAGCAAAAATACTGAGGGGGTCAATTCATTTTTTAATCTAACAAACTCAAAAAATAACTTGCTTCGTGGGTCGTCAAAGTTTAATTGTTTCCCTGCAAACGAGAATCCTTGACACGGAGAACCGCCAAAAAGCAAATCAATTTTAGGCAATTTTGAGCAATCAACTTTTGTAATATCTCCTACTTGGATAGTTTTAGGAAAATTACTTTGTGTTACCTTTATCGAATAAGGGTCAATTTCGGACGCAAAATAGTTATCATATTTGACCCCTAAATTATTGAGGGCAATTTGTCCGCAACTCATACCGTCAAAAGCACTAAAAACGTTCATTTGAGATTGTTAGATTAAGAAAAAAAAGAAAATGCGGCTAACAAAGCATTGCTGCACATAGCCGTTTAAAACCCCGCCCACAAAGCCAACGCAAAACGGCTACGTCAGCAATGCGACCGTTAGCCGAAATTATTAATCATAGAAAACAGATTGTACGCTATGCCTGGAACTATGGCGTTTCCAAGTGCTTCAATTCTGTCCATCCTATCGGGTAGCCCATCATCCACTCTGCAAAGTTTGGGTGCAACTCCGATGTAATGCTCATCCCAGGAAGGTACTTGATTTGTACCGCCAGATTTGGGTACGTTGTTCCATTTCTGTCGCCCATTCTCTTTTGGAACCTCTCTGGCGTTTCTACGATCATCAACTTTCTCGGAGTGTGCAACAATCCAAATCCGTTTCCTTCTGTGTGGCGCTCCAACTCCGATAGCCGGAATAACAAATGCTTCGACCGAATACCCGATACTTTCCAAATCAGTGAAAATTCCGTTGAGTACACGCCCGCCGTCCATGCTGATGAGGCCAGCAACATTTTCCCCAACAACCCAGCGCGGCGCAATTTCTCCGATAACTCTAAACATTTCAGGCCAGAGCGCACGGTGGTCGTTATTTCCTTTTCGGTTTCCGGCTGTGCTGTATGGCTGGCAAGGGAAACCGCCGGAAACAACGTCAACGCCGCGCCATTTTTTACCGTCGAAGGAGTGTATGTCTGTATGTCTGTACGCATTTGGAAAGTTCTTTTGTAATACTTTTTGGCAAAATGGGTCGATTTCGCATTGAAACACGTTGTCCCATCCGGTCCACTGTGCGGCAAGGTCAAAGCCTCCAATTCCAGAAAAAAGCGATCCGTGTTTCATTTTGTAAATTTTAAAAATCGGCTAACCCCGCTTTCCCGACTATGCGGCGTAAACCTGGCACAGCGGGAAAGCACCAGTTATAGGCAATAGGGCAGACGTTCTTCGTTTCAACATTTGTAGAAGAAAAAAAAGAAAAAAGCCCACCGCACTTTTAAAACAGTAATCCTTGGACATTCGTATTATAACTTGCATCATATCTATCATTTTCGCCTTTTGGATATGGTAATATAGGGTATTTCAAATTCTTTTTCATTTCTGCTACTTGTCTTTTATCGCCTAAAAATTGGAAATATCTATACTTTCCGCTTTCTTCTTTTGATATTTCAATGTGTTCAGGCAAACTTTCAGCTTCCCTACTTCCATAAGTTGATACTATTGTTCTTGGGTGTATAACTTCATTTGTCCTTTTGTCAATGTATATTTTTTCCATTGATGTTATTCCAGTATAAATCCAATTTGTAGCTTGATAAATATATCCGTGATGTCCTTTGTTTCCATCAGCATAAGAAACTACACAAATTGGTTTAGGAAGCATTTTCAAACTTTCAGATACAAAGTAACTTAATACATTCTTTTCAAGTCCTTCATTTACTACAAGTCGGTTAAGTTCCATAGTTAATATTGATAGTTTGCCATCAAAAACCCCGTAGCCCATATTTAGCATCCTTGCAGGTGTTCCAAAGGTGCAAACGCCTTGTAGTATTAAATCATTCGTGTAAAGCCCAAAAGAATGTATTATAGCAGGTATTCTTTTTGCATAGTGCTTATACAAAAGCCATTCCTTGCATTGTGCTGTATCAATACTTCTGATTTTATATTTTTCTTTAATTGCCATCGCTTCTTTTTTTCTTTTTTTTCTTTAGTGCTTCGATTAAACATTCTGCTAAAAATCCCTACTGCCTATAACAGCGGTTTTGTGCTATTTGCCCCATTAACATTTGTGGTAACTTGAAGCCTTGTGCAAGGGCAAACAGACACAAAGCCGCAAAACGTTAGCGGCATCTATAAATAACTCCATGATTCCACACAGATGAAATTCCTATTTGCGCCATCGCTTGTTCGATTAACGAGGGGATAAGTTGATGCCTTTTTCCAGAACGCCCAATCATATTATAAGAGTCCAGCCCCTTGATCAAGAGGTCTTCATCTTCTACATCATCCGGCAAAAAGGCCGGATATGGCAATTCAAAAATAATTATTTTTGAATTGCCATTAGGTTTTATCCAAAATTTTACCATTTTTCTTAATAAAATAAACGCCGCTAACTTCGGATGTACGTCCATGCGCTGCAATGCCAACCCGCAAGCCAGCGCAGAGCGGCACGTCAGGAGTGCAGCCGTTAGCGGCAATCAGAAATAATACACGAAGGCTTACCGCCGCTAAAATCAATTCCGCCGTCCAATAAGTTTCTCATGTTTGGGTCAAGACTCAAAGCCCAATCCACCCAATCCTTGAAACTGGTTTCGGAAATTTCGGGCAGGTGTTCATTGAGCCTGTTTCGCAAAAGAATATACCCTTTTGCGGTCGCAATTTTCAATCCGCCGTCTTCAAAAAGCGAATGATTTTTGTATCGAGCAATTACAGCGAAGGTTTTTTCGCTTGCTCCAAAATTTCCGTAAGGAATGGTTATCTTGTCCATAAGTAAAAATTAAAAAGTAACGCCGCTAACAATGCACTCAACGGCAATTTGCCGCAAAGCCTACCCTCAAACCCACGCCAGCGGCAAAATGCGTAAGTGCGGAACGTTAAATTAAAATACCGCCCAAATCAGGCGGCGAGTAACCCGGCCCTTTTAATACCTTGCCATCTTCGCGGTAAATCGGCTTGCCGTCAATTCCTAACTTTGACATATTCGAGCGGTGGACTTCGTGGAACATTCTTTCTAACTTGTGATGAAAACCGTATTCAACAGCAGTACCGAAAAGGATATAAATACAATCAACAACCCCGTCGGCAATTTCGACCATATTATCTTCACTCATTGCTTTTGCCAGTTCGTTAACCTCTTCCTGCAAAATGTCAATTCGTAACTTTTGGCGTTCCGCGCTTATGTAGTCGGGGTAGTCGCCAACTGGAATGTTGAACTTTTCGTGAAAGTCTTTAACTTGGTTTATTTCGTTCGTCATTACATTACAACATCTTCGGCGATCTTAAAACCGCCTGTTTGAGATTTTGTGAGTTTTGCAATGCCGTTTGCAAGAAGTACAATTCCAGAAATTACGGCTTCTTTGATATTCTTTTGAGCAGCACAAACGCAGTTTTTTTTGTGGTACCCGCAACCCCGACAAACAAAGT